TGATTTATCTTGAGCAGATATTAATTTTTCCATTTGTTTAACTTCTAATCCAAGTGATTTAGCTAATGATTTCCTTTGTAATACATTTAATTTATTAAATTCAGCTTGTCCTCCAAGTTGTTTTGTGACATTCTCCATCATACCATTTAAATCACCACTTAACGCTAATTCTCTAGCTTTTTGGAAATTTAAATCTTTACCAATCATTACCGATGCTTCAATTTCACTTGTTAATGATGTTTGGAAGTCTAATAAACTGTCTGCTATACTATCAACTGTTGATAAATTTAATCCAAGTTGTCTAGCTTTTATTGCGGCTTTTGTAATACTTTCAAGATTATCTGCTCCAAATTTAGCAATTGTTTCGGCACTTTCGGCTATATCTTTCATTACCGCATTTGGATTAACATTGTTTTGTCTAGCTAATTGATATGTGGATTCTGCTAAATGTTCGGCTTGGTCAGCAGTTAAATTACCAATAGTCATTAATGTACCGAATAATTTTGCACTCTCATCTGTTGATAACCCTAATGCCACAGCAGTATCTAAAATTTGGTCAGGAAGTCTTGAAGCTGAATCTAATGTAATACCAAAATCTTTTGATAAAGTATCTACCAATGTTACCACATCAGATGTTCCTTTTCCAAGTGAAATCACATCAATAGAGGCTTGCTGCATATTTTTTTGAAATTCACCACCTGAAGTTCCCATTACACCAAATTGTTTACCTAATGCATCAGTTATTGCAGATGCAAATTTTAAAGCTTTAACAAGTAAACCAGTTATTAAAAGAACACCACCCGCAACAGGTCCTACTTTTTTCATATGTTTTAAAAAACCACCAGCCTTTGATGCCATACCACCAGTTAACTTGTCACCAACCTCTGTAGCCAGATTTACTTTATTTTGAACTTTTTCTGCTGCATCTCTTGTTTTTAATAACTTAAGCTGGTTTTCAATTGAATTTCGTTCACCAACTGACTTAGCTTTAAGTAATTTTTTCTCCAACGATGCTTGCATTCTTTTAGATTTAGCCACATCTATGTTACCATCTAATATCTCTTTACCTAAATCAGCAACAGCACCCAATTGTTTACCATTCATTTTATTGGCTTTTCTACTATCGTGAAGACCTTGCAGTGTTTCTGCAACATTGTTTGTCATCTTTTTTGTAAAACCATCAGAATCTTTTAATCCTTGATTAAAACGGTCTATATTAAGATTCATCTCTTCAATAATATTACGAGCTTCTTTTAATGTCTCTGTACCTTTGGCCATTTTATATAAAATCCTTTATTGTAAATTTAGATAATTTAATTGGTTTTTTACCTAAAGATTGTAAATCTTTATTGATTCTATCTTCTGTATCTTGTGTGAGTTTATTTAAGTTACTTAAATCTTTGGTAAGAACTTTGTCTTTTTTTAATTTATTAACAATATTTTTATCTTTAATAAGTTTTAATAATTTTGAAAAAAATCCCTCTGCGATGAGATTTGATTGATTCATATATGATTTTTTCTTTGACACAATACTCTCCTATTTAGGTGTATCTATTCATATATAAATATCAAATATGTAGAAAATTACCTTTTAAATCTTGGATTCATTGGTGGTTTTGAAGATTTTGCTTTCTGATTAGCCTTTTCTATTTGTTTGTTTTCTTCTGTGCGAGTATCAACTAATTGTTTATAATAGAAGTTTCTTAAATATATAGGCATGTTGTATACATCGGAATGTACAAAACCTTTTCCGTAATACATTAATTGAAATATTTGTTCGTGAAGTTTGGGTTTGTCTTTAGGACTCAGGCCAAAAAAACCCAACCGTCATCGGTATATCTACCTTGACGGACTCACCTCCTATCTCTATCTCTTGTGATAATTCAATGTCTGGTGCTACTTTTGAAATTTCTTTTCTTAAATGCATTGAATCTCTTGCGAGTAGATTTTGAACAAAGTTGTTTATGGTAGATTGAGATTCATCACCATCAACTGATGTAATGGTATGTCGTAATCTCGTGGTTAATTCAGGTGAAACATCTGAACCTGTTTTTTTAGAGGCTTGTAATTCTTCATCTATTACTTTTTCTTCTGCTCCCGTTAACAATTTAAAAGTAACTTTTTTCTTTGATATTGGTAAGGTAACTTCAAAGTTATTTTCTGAGACACCTTCTGGTAATTTTTTAAATGGACAATCAGCTAAATTGAATGTATGAGTTAAAACTTCACCTGATTTAGGATTAGTAACTTCACAAGGATACTCAGGCCCATATGCTAATATTCTAGCTGCAACCATTACAGCATTTTTGTCACCTAATATCATATCACCTTGTTTTACGCCAGGCGTTAATATTAAAGAATCTATTAACCTATCAATCACAACACCCTTTTTAATAAGATTCTGTGAAGTAAGAATATCTTCTTCTTTAGCTGTCATATATTTAATTTCTACTTTTCCATCAGAACAAGGGTGTTCTTTTGGATATAACTTACCCTCACTAGGTAAATCAATTACTTCACTTGGGAACTTGTTTTCTGCCATTATAACCTCCGATTATTTTGATTCAGAAACAGATGCTTGTCTGTAACTTGTAACTAATTTTTTTATTTCACCGATAGCTTTTCTTGCTCTACCACCAGCTGCTTTTGTACCCTTATCTGAAAATACTGAATGATTTTCTTCAAATTGTTCAAATAATTCTTTTATATCATTGTATAATTTATCTGTTGACATTTTTGTCTCCTATAACTTTGGTTAAACTTCTATTGCTCGTCTAAACCAACCTAACCAGAATTTCTCTTGATTTGGTTTGTCTATAACTATGTTAGCAAATCGTAACACACGATATGCTCTTACTACATCTACACCTATTTTTTGTACAGCATTTAATGTAGCTGGTCCTAAACCACCATCTACTTCAATTTTGTTTCTATTCTTAGAATTAGCAGCCTGTTGTAATACCTTAACAGCTCCTCTTCTTCCAAAATTAACACACATATCAAAATAAATATGTCTTAATTGTGAGGGAATATCATCACACTTACCTCGTCTCCAATAATCTGTATGATATATTTTTTTAGCTTGTTCTTTTGTGAGATTTTTAATGTCCACATCAGGATACCATCTTTTAGCGATTCCATATTTGGTTTCACCACCAGCATCATCAGGGTCGTTTACATATCCACCTTCGTGGTCTAAAACTATATCTATTATTTCTTCAAATGTTGTTTTCATTTTCATCTCCATATATAAATATATATAAAATAAAAAAACCCTTGATTTTTATTTCAAGGGCTTTTCCATATATTAGTTTAAGTATTTATTAGAATTTAAGTATTGCGTAATCATATCGTAATGTTAATGATATTTCAACAGGGTCTGATGAGTCAAATGCTAAATCACCAAAATTAGCTGATTGGATATACGCACCTTTTAATTCCCATTCTTCAACCACAGCTCCAACTGGGTCTAAAAGGTTAAATGTAATATCTTTTTTGTAAAAATCAGCGTATCCATCTCTACCAGTAACTGATTCGTGGTGTAATCTAACCCACTCAATCACTTGCTGTGCAGCTGATGGAACAACCGGGTCGTATAACATAATTTCTAAAGGTTGCCATCTTGACTTACCTTTAACATATCTTGTTACATTCATATGTTCTAATACAACTTCGTCTGATTCAATTGATGGCCTGTTCATTGACTTAATTAAATAAGCATTGATACCATCTATTTGCATTATAAATCTGTTTTTGAGCTTTGGCTCAAAGGGGGTAAACATTATATCTTGTGGTTCTAATAATTCAGCCATTTAAATTCTCCTATTAAGTACTTAAACCTTTAATTCATATATAAATATCAGTAATTATAAAAAAAAGGGACTTATATTTAAATAAATCCCTTTTCTTTAGTTTATTTTAACTAACCATTACTCTGGAAAAGAAGCACCAGTTGGTTGTATTGTAAAGTCTAATACAATAAACTCAGCAGTTCTTGTAGGTTGTAAGAATAATTGTCC